GCACCGGAGGGTGTCGTAGGTGTCGATGAGGAGAATCAGGTTCTCGCCCCTGTGGCCCCCTCACCCATGACCGGATCGTACCGGTCTGCCAACGCCAGCGCCAGCTGCTGCCACTCGACCAGCCGCTGCTGCAGGTCCGCGTTCTCCTGGACCTTCTGGATGATTGAGTCCTTCCCGTCAAAGTCCATCATGTCCAGCGTTGCAAGCGTCTGGTCCACCATCTGTGGGTTGAAGAACCCCAGCTGGAAGAACTGCAGCGCCAGCTCGTTCTGCGCCATGGACGCGTACTCGCTTGCCTTCTGCGCCGAGACCTCAATGTCGAAGACCGGTTTCCGCAGCCCGTCCGGCTGTCCGTTCGCGCCGTAGAGCGTCTGTGGCTGCAGCCCCTGATTGCTGTACTGTACGAACTGCTCTGCCCCGCGCTGCCCGATGATCCGGAACTGCCGCGGCAGATCATAGAACTGCCGGATGCGCTCAATGACCATCCGGATCATCCGCGCGTAGGCCCGGTAAGCCGACTTTGTGGAGTCCTTGCTGCTCCGGCCTGACGCCTCCTGCAGCGCTGCAATGGCCGAGGCCGCCGTCACGCCGGAGTTTGTCGCGCCGTTGTTGACGTCCGTGTTTCCCGTCGTCCACTTGAGCTCCTCAATTTTGTTCTGCAAGATCGCAATGTAATTGCTGTTGAGCATGTTCACCTGGATCGGAACCAGACTGTCCTGCCCCAGATTCCCGTCCACATGTACAAACGGCTTCGTCCAGTCCGCGAATTCCTGCTCATTGACCGACCCGTCCGACCGCTTGAACCACCGAGGCGTCGTCGTCATGATCGCGTTCTTCACGATCGCCTGGTTCATCCGGTCGATCTGCTCCTGCGTCGACTTGCCGATGTCGATATATCCGTATCCCGCTATGCTCCCCTCCACCGGGAACAGCGCGTCGACCACGAACGGGTATTCCCCGTCGTCATACAAGCCCGTCTCCGCCATTGGCTTTCCGACCGGCTGCTGCACGATGCTGCCGTCCGGCATGGTCATCGTGTCATACCGCTGCTCTGTGTCGTTCTCCGTCGCCTGCAGGATGGTGTCGCCCACCAGCTTCGCAAAGTGCAGCACCTGCCGTCCGTTCTGATATTTCTTGTAATACCAGTCCACCACCATCGACTTGTTGTCAAAATTGATGACGTCGTCCGTGTTGTACTTCTGCTGGATCTGCGGATTGGAGTTGAGCTTTCCCTGCAGCTCCGGGTACTTCTCGACCAGCAGATCGTTGTCCACCATCTCCGTCAGGAAGATGTTCTTCGACTTCTGCAGATCCCGGACGCCCGGCTCCCAGAAGAAAGACAGAATATCCACCGGCTGCACCGAGATATCCCCGAGGCCGTTCAGCTTCGAAGAATCCCACTTCACGTGCCAGATGAGCGTGCCCTGCTTGAGCTTCGTCCACTGGCTGTCCGAATAGACCTCTTCGAAGTCGTTCTGTTCCAGAATGACCGGCAGCACCGAGGAAAGCTTCGCTGCCTCCTCCCGGTCGTCCGGTTCCCGCGGGCGGATGGCCGGGGCCGGATAGGCCGCGATCGCGTCCGCGTGCTTGCCCATGATGACGTTGAAGAGCCACGCCGACGTCCACTTGTCATCCTCCGGGTTCCCTTTTTGGATCCGCTGCCAGCTTCGCATGCGCCACCAGTCCTCCGAAGCAATGACCCGCGCCTCCAACGCACTTTTGCCCTGCCGGTATTTCTGCAGCGTGTCCATGGCCTTTCTGGCCTGCTCTTCGCCGATGGCCTTTCGCGCCGTCAGCCCGCTCGCCGTGTCATTCTGCATGGTCGTCTGCATCTGCTCTGTCTGCATTGTCCGCTTCCTCCTTCCGCAGGTCTTCCGCCGTGAGTCTTGCCACTTCGTTCTGGATCCCGTCCAGCACAAATCCCACGATGACCGGCGGCAGCCCCGCCTCGTTGATGGCCTCGATCAGCCGCCTCCGCAGCTGCACCACTGCTTTTGTGATATTCATAGCTCCTCCTATCCGTTATAACTGCTGATTGCCCGGTTGAGCGCTTCCTTGAGCGCAGAATAGCTGTTTGCAAAGTACGTCGCTTCCAGCTTCGTCCCTGCCGATACCGTGCTGACGCTTCCCGCGCCTGCCAGATTCCCGATGGCGTTTGCCGCCTCGTTGTAGATGGCCGCCGTGATCGTCTGCCCGGCGTAGGCCGTCGTGAAGGAAATGCTCCCGTAGCCTCTGGCGTCCCGGACCTCGTTGATCTTCGCCGTCATCCGGTTCCAGCTCGCCGCCGTCAGGTATGTCACGGCCTTCCCCGCCGCGATATACGACGCATCGTCGCTCGTCCACGCGAAGGCCGCGATCTGCGCCTTCGTCTCGCCGGATACGGTGTTGGACGTCTTCGAGTCCGTCCCGGCCTTGTTGACGATCCAGAAATAATACGTCGTGCCCGGGTCCAGCCCCGAGACCGTCACCGGTGAGCTGCCGATCGACTGCGATCCGATCGCCGTATAGCTCGTCTTTCCCCAGTAGAGCGTCCAGCTTCCGTACCCGCCGCCGTTTTTGTCCCACGTGACCGTCGCCGTGTTCTTCGTCAGCGTGACTCCGCTGATGTATGGTGCGACTGCCGTGATCTTCGTCTTGTAGTACACGCGCACGGCCTGCCCGCTCGTAATGGGGATCGTCTCCGTCGCCGCGTGATTTGTCGCATACCCTTCCGACGCGAGCCTGAAATACTGGAATTCATACTCCTGCGAATACGTCTGGTACTGCGTGCCGGACATAGACAGGAAAAACGTATTGCCGATCGTGCCGGAGACGGACCCGTCTGACAGCGTGTGCTGCCCGTCCAGGTAGTTGTAGATCGGAATCGTTGTGATCTTGCTCTGGTAGTAGACCTTGACGGTCTGCCCTTCCTGGATGGGGATCGGGTAGCTCGCTCCATGCTCCGTGTTGTAGTTCTGCGACGAGAGCCGGAAGTACAGGAAATTATACTGCTGCGAGTACGTCCGGTATTGCGTTCCGGACGCCGAGATATAAAACGTATCCCCGATGCCGCCTTTGAAAGACCCGCTCGTCAGCTGCGTCAAATTATCCAGGTAGTTGAGGATACTGACCGTCGTCGTGCCCGCAGACTGTGCCAGCGTCCGCACGCTGATGGAGTTTGTCTCGGCGACAAGCGTCCCCGTGCTGCTGTTGTAGATCCGCACGCGGCAGATATACAGCGTGTCCGGCGTCAGACCGGTAATGATCCGGCTTGCCGTCGTCGTGCCCGCAGTCGAGTCCGTCACGGTCGCCATGACCTGTCCGGCCAGGATATATTCATATTTTCGCTTGTATGTCGTCGTGGACGACATGCCGGATACCGTCAGCGTGATACTTGTCGGCGTTCCCGACACGCCGGATAGCGTTGCCATTCAGCCAGCCCCCTTACCCGAACACCGGCGTAATGCCGCTTACGCCGCCGGAAGCGATAAACCGGATACTCCCGTCCGATTTTATCTGCATACTGGCTGTCCCAGCCGCGTTCTGCAGATACACATCGCCGCTTGTCGAGCGCACGCGCACCGCCGGGCCGGACAGGTCGACCGCATAGGCCGCCGTGCTGGAGGACGTAAACTGCAGACTGCCCTCCGCGCCGCCGATCGTGCCGTTCGAGAAGTTTGTGCCCGCGATCTCAAGACCGTTGCTGATGATGTTGATCTCATCCATGATCTGCTTGAGCTTCGTCTGGATGCTCGTACCGTCGAGCTTCAGATCCGTCGCGTTGATCGTTCCGCCGATCTCAGCCCCCGTGCACGTCAGCTTGCCGTTCGCGTCGACCTTGAATTTGTCCTTGATGGAAAGCCCGCTCGTGCCGAAGTACATGCTCGCGCTGCCCCCAAATTCGTTGGCCGTGCGGTAAATGCTGCTTTCCGAGATCGTCCACGGCCCGAAGGTCGAGTCGGCTGCCGCCGTGATCTTCCCCGACAGCACCGCCCCCGCCGCCTCCAGCGTCCCGGATGGGAAATGGAGTTTTTTATTGCTGAGATACGCGACCTCCTGCCCGTCCTGCCAGAAGCTCACCCGGTCCGGCGTCACCGTCACCAGCTCGTTCTTCGTCCGGTCGATGACCCGTTCGCCGCCGTCCGTCACCGTCGTCTCGATGTTCCCCACGCCCACGCCGTAGACCGGCACAGCGTCCTTGTAGTAGAGCAGCCCTGTCTTGATGTACTGCTGCGAATTCACCGAGAACTGATTGTTGACGCCCGCCGTGTAGTCATACAGCTGCTTGATGCCGACAGAGTTTCCCTCGATCGTCAGCTGCGTCTTCTCGAGATACTTGCCGAAGTCCGAGATGGCGACATAGCTGCCGGACAGCTTCGTCGACCACGTCTCCGAGTTCGCCGCGGCGAAGTCCGCCGTCTTGATGATGAGCGCTTTCAGCGCTCCATAGCCGGAGAGCGTCGTTTTCTTCTCCGCCTCGGAGAGGCTGTCCGCGTCGATGGCCTGCGAGATCTCCGTCAGCGTCGCCTTCGCCGACCAGTCGGCGAGGTTCAGCTGCTCGGTCACGCTGCACAGATACCGCCGCATGCTCTCCAGCTGCTCCTGCGTCGTCTTCCCCGCGATCGACGGGTATGCAAGTGTTAAAGATCCCATTATGCGTCACTCCCTGCCTCTAAAACCCGCGCCAGACTGAACAGCTTCATCTCGCCCTTCCCCGTCAGCCGGAATTTCAGATGGTCACATCTGGCCGGGCGGATCGGCAGCAGGAAGGTCCTGAGGCCTCGCCCCTCGATATGCCCGCAGTGCCGCCAGACGCCGTCGGAGTCGTACTGCACCCAGAAGTCGACCGAGGAACCCTTCGGCAGCTGCATCCGCAGGTTGATCCGGGACACATACTTCTTCCCGACCAGCCCATACGTCATGATCCCCGTCTCCGCCATCCACTGCACACTGTCTTCCAGCGTCCCGACCGAGCCATAGACAGTCCTGAGCGTTCCATTCTCGAGGAAATACAGCTCATCGTCCACCCTGGCGAAGTCCTTTGCGTGGGTGCTGTCCTCCTTGTGCCACAGACCCTTGCGCGTGTCGTAGACGAACAGCGACCAGTTATGGCCTTCATCCTCCATGCTGATGAAATACTTTCCTCTGGCGCCGCCCGCGACGGCGTTGTAGTAAAGCGCCGTGCCGAAGCATCTGCCGATCTCGCTTGGCAGACTCCCGTCGTACACACAAACGCCCATGCGCGATTTGTAATACAGCCGGTCATCCACCACGACCAGGCTCTTGCTCGACCCATTCTGCACGCCCGCGCACTTCTGCACGACCACCTGATGCGCCCCCGTCGCCGACGGATACACCCGGTGGAAGCAGTCCTCCTTGAAGAAGATCGGGCTGTCCGCCAGCGTCGCCGCGCCCGTCCACTTTCCGTCCGTGCCGCAGCTCGCGCGCCACGAGTCCGTCGACACGCCCTGATAGCACTCCCAGTTCTTAAAATCGCCCAGCTTGCAGCAGTAAATTTCGTTCACGGTCTCGCCGTCCGCCACGCCGTACTTGCAGCCCCACAGCCGGTTCCCGCTCTCGGTGATGAAGTCCATGCTTGGTACCTTCCGGGCCGTCTTCACCGTCCCGCTCGTCACCTTCGTCGTCTCGTCGACAAGGCCGACGATCACGATATAGCTCTCACCAACGTCGTAGAGGATCTGACTGCCGTTCAGCTTCTCGATCTGCTCGTTCCCGGTCAGCCCCGAAAGCCGGATGCCGTCGTACTGCTGAAAGCCCTTCCCGATGCCGTTCGCAGAAAGCTTCAGATACACCGTCGGCACGGATACCCACTGGCTCGTTGCCTCCGCCCACTGCTTGAGCGTGTGGAGCTTGCCGGACGTATCCAGCCAGTACTGCCCGTTCGACGGGCTCTCCGGCTGGCTGGCTTGCTTATAGCTCACCGTCAGCGCCGTCCCGTCGACAAGACACAGGGAAATGTCAATGTTCGTGCTTGCCGCGTTGACGGTGTTCTCCTGTCCCATGTACCCGTTGTCCGAGTACTTCTCGGTGTTGAAGTAGATCCCGTCCGGGAAGATGCACAGATACGCGCCCATGGAAATGAGCTGCTTTTCTCCCGCCTTGATGCTGACCGACGGCATGTAGCTCTCCATGGAAGCGCCATTGATGTAAAGCACCTGATTCTGCACCCAGCACAGCGCATCCTTCGCCAGGATCCCCTGCACGCCCTCGATCGCCTGCGCCGTTCCTCTCCTTGGCCGCGGCGCGAGCAGCGGATACTCGTCCGCCGACAGATTCTCCATGTCGTAGAATTCCCCGTCCGCGAGTTCCAGGTTGTGGTTGTAGCCGAGAAAGACCTCCGTCATCATGGTCTGCTTCTCAGTCTCCGTCAGTTGTGGTGCCAGCATGGCCTTACCTCCGTTTCATCATGTCCAGCGGATCAAAAATGATCCGCTGCTCTTTCACCGCGCGGATCGGCTTGATCGGCCGCGACATGCAGAAATATCTCCATTCGTCTGCGACGTGGTCTTCCATCTTCGTGTCCAGGTCTTCTGCCCGATGCTCGTCATAGATCAGCGTCGGGATCGTCCGGATGAACGCCCTGCAGGTGTTGAAGACATACATCCGCGGATATCCATCCTCGTCAAACTGCAGCCGGTAGTGGCACTGCATCCAACCTGCAATGCGCTCATTGTCGCCAGGCGTAAAAAATACGCCGTACCCCGCAGCCGTGTCCGCGACCGATTCTCCGCGCGACGCATCCCAGATCGCGGGGTCCGCCACGCCGATGATATTTTTCCCCTTGAGCCACGGGTGCTGCATCTCCGTTTTGTGGATCTCTTCAAACTGTTTGTCCGGTGTCCACTTCACGCCCTCGTTCGGCGTCCGCGTGCAGCCGTATAGCTCCATGATCCGGTAGATCGTCCCGTCATAGTCGACCGCCCACCATGCGCAGGAAAACGGCTTTCCATAGCCAAAGTCATAGCTCCGGCAGATCGTCCATCCGTCCGGGATCTCAAACGGCTCGATGACATGCGTCCAGCGTCGGTCCTGATAGTGTTCCGGATCGTCCCGGAAGTCCTCAAAGAACTGTCCCTCATAGACGTCCCAGCGGCCATCCTTCCACGCTGCCCGCAGCGTCGGCGGCAGATTCTCCAGCTCGCGCAGGTAGTCAGGCTGCTTATCCATGAGGGCCTTATTGTCCTCTACCTTTGCCTGAATGAAGAAATAGTCATTCGGGTCTTCATCGGGATTGAAATTCCGATCGACGAAGACACGCTTGAAGTATGCATGCCCCGGCCCGCCGGGGTTCAGCGTGTAATACGTCCGCTTTGGAAATCCATTCGTTCCGCGCACGCAGAGATTGATCTTGCGGATCCAGCTCTCCTGCAGCTGCCCGGCCTCGTCGATGAACACCACGTCATATTCCGCGCCCTGATACTGCCCCAGGTCCCCTTCGTTTGCGCAGTACCCGAAAGAGATCGTCGACCCGTTCGGGAAGCGAAACATTTTGTCCGACCGGTTGTATTTTGCGAACCCGGCCAGCTCCGCTGTCAGCTGCTCGATGTGGTTATTCTGCAGCTCCTTGTATGTCTTTCGGACGATCAGGATCTTAATGCCCGGATACCGGAATGCCAGCAGCTTCGACTTTGTCCGCACGGCCCAGCTCTTTCCGCCGCCGCGCGCGCCGCCATAGGCGATGTGCCGGTGTTTGTCCTTGAGAAAGAGCGTCTGCTTCGGCTGCGCCCGCCCGAGATCCAGCGTTCTCATTCGCTCGCGTCCTCCGCGTCACATTCCAGCAGCACACGCGGCGTCTGATCCTGCTTTTCGTCCCCGGCGTCTCTGCGATACCGGAACGCATACTCCAGCGCGAACTGCGCGCCCCGCTGAGAATCCCGGTCGAACAGTCTTTCGGCCGTATATTGTTCCACGCGCGTCTGCGCGCGCGAAATCGAGTCCATAAATTCTTTCCTGGCCTTGTAGTTATACAGACTCTGCTTGCTGGAAAAGCCCAGTGCCAGCGCAAGCCCCGGGATCGTCGGCGGCTTCCGCCCCACCCAGACCGGGGTCCCGTCTTTCTGGTTGAAAACGATGTCCCCGTCCTTATCCCGCAGGATCTCTCCCTTGCAGCTCTCAAAATACGCCTCGATCAGCCCTTCGATCTGCTCCACGGATTCATACTTCGGTTTCCTCGCCATGGCTCACGCCTCCCTTCTGCTTTTCAGCATAGCGTATCCGGAAAATCTTTTCACCCCACGCACGCAGAATGAGCGCATACGGTGTTCCGCATGCGCTTCGGCTCTCATTCTGTTCTTTCGTAGTATCGGAGCTTCGCCGCCGCGATGCTGCACCGCACGTAGTCAAAGCTGGCGCAGTATCGCGTGATGTAGTCTGACGTCTCCCGCCGCTCAGGAAATGCGAGCACGCATTCTCCCTCGCAGCGGATCGTCTTTTTCCCGGCTGCCTGCCAGAATGGGCAGATATACTCCCTGTGCCAGTAGTCGCTCGTCCCTATCACCCTTTCGTCTTAAAACCTTACGCATATACAAGGCTTAATTTAAGCGGCTCCCGTTCCGCTTGTGCTCTGATCTTGGGTCGACTACATACTTATAATATTGATACCCGTACTTTGTCGTCCGGGCCTCTACGAGAATGTAACCTCGCGGGGCGACGGGCGGTTGCTTAGGGCTGTACTCGCGCACGGCCTCGGTCGCAGGTTCCGGCTCGGGGCGGATACAATTTCGCGTCGCCTTGTACCGGTGGCCGCCGAATTCTTTTCTCCAGTGCGCATGCAGGTAACTGGCAAGTGCTGTGTAGTCCTGCCCGTGGTCGACCTTGTTTCCCTGCTCGTCTATATAATAGTTGTGCTTTCGCAGGTGCCGAACCTCGATCACGCTGCCGAGCCCCCAAAGCCCGCCGATGGCTTCTTCCGGGATCCCCTCTGTTACCAGGTGCAAATGGAAGCGATTGGTTGTTTTTCCTCTTCCGTAGAAAGCAACGATTTTGGCCTCCGGATAGTGATACTGCATGCGGCGCACAAGGTTGTCGCGCACTCTGCGCATTTCCTCTGCGGTATGTACCTCGTTTTCTGCATCCAATGTCAGGGTGGAATACAGGCTTGTGGGAGAGAAATTGGCGTTCATCAGCGCAACGAGCCGATCCAGCGATTGCTTGCTGTTGAATTCATCGCGCTCCGCCTGCGTCTGGAAGCGCGGCTTTCGCGGCTTGCTGTTCTTTTTGTCCGCGCCATCGGACACGGTATAAACGATCTGCGTACATACCGCCCCGGTAAACAGGCGGCGCTTGTGTCTCTTCACCATAGTCTCAGCTCCTCCCATCTCTGCCCGCTCAAAGCGTGGCCGGAAATTCCGGCCATGCGTTCAGCGTCAGTCCTTGTACCCGCACGCCATACACGTGCATGTATCTTCCTCTAAATTGTGATGATCTCCCGCCTCGACTGGCGGGTGAATTTGCGTTCCGGGCAGAAGCGGCACTCGGTGCAGCTCCAGGCGCCGCGGTAGTTGTTGCGCGTCGGGCAGAGTGGGTTGTAACAGATCCCGGAGCCTGCCCGCTGCGGGCCGCGGCCGAATTTTTTCTTCTTCGGTTCCGCTTTTGGCTTTTTGGCTGGATCCTTCTTGGTGACGAGCGTGGCCGCGCGTTCTTTCCGGAAGCAGCCGCAGCTTTTTGCATGCCCGTTCCGGAGGTATCTGCCGTCCTTGCTGCAGATGGTCCCGCATTTACACCGGCAGATCCAGCGTGCCCTGTCTCCTTTTTTGCTGGTATCCCGCCCGATGACGTGCAAATATCCAAAGTCCATGCCCGTCAGATCGACTACGTGTGACATTTCCATTCTCCTTTCGTCAGGGGCCGGTCTCCCGGCCCCTATGCAGGGCGGACTTGCACCGCCTGCGCCTGCGCGTCCCCCTGTCGCCGCAGACGAGCTGCCCTTGTCTGCTCAGGCAGCTTTCCATAAGGAGGTAACACGATGCCGCCGGGCGATCCCGACACCCGGCGTGGGGTAACGTTGACGGTTCCCATCCGCGCGCACGTTCCACACGCGCTTTTTATCCCCGGCCCGCGGGCTTGAGGTTTCGCGGGCCGGGTGCAGAGCCGGGGTGATCCTCCCGCGGCCGTCTCATGGCGGAGCGGCCGCGGCCAAAGTCCGAAAAAATATGGTCCCCGGCTGATTGCTGACATCAATCCTCGGGCTGGCTGATATCCTTGTGCCGCAGCCCGTCGGCGCTTCGGCAGCCCGCATGCCTCGCGCGGGCTGCTCTCGTTTTTTCTTCCGGCATGTTTAAATCTCCTGTATGTCGATCCCAAATTTTGACCGCATGAATTTGCGGTTGCGCAGATACTCCTTTGTCCGCGTCGGCTTGGACTTCACATCTTCGACGACGAGCTTGCCGCCGAATCGGTACGAGAAGTCCGCCGTGTACCGGACCGCGCGGATCCGCTCCCCGGTCTCTGTCACATAAGATTCCTGCAGCGTGAATTGCGGCTGCAGCCGCAGGTCTGAGATGATCCCGCCCCGCAGCATGCCCATCAGCTCGTCATAGCGCCGGGCTTCCTTCCGGCTGGCGAAGCGCAGCTCGCCGCGCGTATCCTTCCGGCTGCCGTACTTCGTCTTCCCATGGCTCTCCTTGTGAAGGGGATCTGGCGCCGCAGCGCCTGATAGGTCGAGCTTCTGCCTTGCATAAAGCTCCCGCATCCTCGGCGGCATGTCCGCCATGGATTCAAACCGCAGCCCGCTCATTCAGTCGCGCCCTTCTTCTCGCCCCGACTACAATAGTCATCCGGGCTGACGTTGAGGATGTCATGCAGACAGCACCAGATTCCTACCTGCTCCCCGGTGTGAGCATTAACGGTTGGCCTCACATATTCACAGCTTGCACACCGCACCACCTCCGCAACGTCGGCGGCGGGCTGGCGGAGCAGGAGCGTTTTCACTCGCTGCGGCGTCCAGTTCTGGTTTTCCGCGTTGCAGGATTCAAAATCTGTCAGCGCCTCCGCGCGCTTGATGTAATCAGTCATCATTTACCCTCCTGTTTCATTCTCGCGCGAGCTTGGAAATTCTCCAATTCTCCGGCCTTTTCTGCGCGCCCATGATTTGCTCCAACGGCCCTCGTTCCTCGCACAATGCGTATTGCTTCCACCTGTACCCCTTAAATGTGCGGTTTTTAGTCATCTCTTCACGTGAAATGTAAAGCTGCTTATATTCGAGAATATACATTCTGTTTCGCCTCCCGCGTTTTTCTGCTGAAGCTCATCCCTTGCCCTCCATTTCCTGCAAATCCTTCTCGGCTTCTTCGCGGCTCAAAAATACGGTTTTGCCGATGTCCTCTGGTCTGATCGTCCCGAGACCTAGCGTATTCAGCACAGTCCGCCCGTTCAGTGTGCTCACGTCCGATACGGTAAAACTATATACCCGCTTAACCGGGTGATTGCAGTACGTCCACAGTTCATCTCCCTGCCTGCACGGCAGCACCACCACGCGCCCGTCCTTGTCGGCCTCGGCAAGCTCGCGGAGGCGGCTAGGCTCCACGCCCAGCGCCTGCGCTTTCCGCTCAATGCAATCATCCATTGTCCGCCCTCCTAAATCAGTAGAATGTGCTCTAGGCCCTCCTCAAGGTCACAGTTCTCGGCAAATCGTTTCGCATCGTCCTCCGTGTAAACGTTTGCCAAATCCTCACGCGCTTTTGCGATGCGATCACTTATGGTTTGAATCTCGGCATCCAATTCTGCAAGAATCGCAAACAGTTCAGCCTTTTTCTTTTCAATATCCATCCTTTATCCCCTCCAATGCTTTCTCCGCCGCTTCGCGGGTGAGAAATACGGTCTTACCAAATCCGTTTAGCGCTACGCCATACTCCCGCCCTCTGGCGCCTATTGGCTCAAGGCCAATAAAGCCGATTTCATTGCCCATACCAATCTGCTTGACCTCGCACTCGCTTATATGCTTATCCGTGTCCAACAAGGCGAACACCCGCTGGCCCACCTTGCACGGCAGCACCACCACGCGCCCGTCCTTGTCGGCCTCGGCAAGCTCTACGAGCCTGCTGATTGGCGTATTGTTGAGCGTTTCGAGGTCTACCATGTGCTTTGCGGCCAGCGCAATCTTAACCGTTTCCACTGCTTCCGGTTCAAGCCCCGTGTCCTCGTAGGCCGCAAGGCGCTCACACACCGCTGTTTCAAACGGGCAATCCTTGATTTTGCACCCGCTGCCGTAGCACGGTTCTTTGAAGCAGCGCGGGTAATAGGCATGACGGGTTTGTCCGCCATTCCATTCAGTCAGTCGTTCCATATCTCTTCCTCCACATACCGCCAGCTCTGCGGCGGGCGGGTGATGGGCCCGGGCGCAAGGCCGAATTTTGTCTCCCGCAGGCCGGTAAACTCCCACAGATCGCGCGGATGATCGTAAACGCGCAAATCTGAGATGTGCCAGCCGAAGCCGGTGGCAGCTCCGAGATACTGGTGCAGCTCCGCAGGCTCTAGGCAGGTTGGCCGCGCAGCATCCGACGGGATCCTTCCCGCGCCGTTAATGTTGATGATCTCATCGCACAGAAATTCCCCGATGACTTTGCCGTTTCCGCATTCGTAGATGTAGCACTTAAACGGTGTGTTCATCTTCGGGCGCGTCTTGCGCACCTCGATCGTCTTCTCTCCGCTTATGATCTTCTCGCACCACTTCGGGCGGATGCTGATCAAAACAGCTTTACTCATGCTCTTGCCTCCTGTTCCAATTCTGCGCGGAACCGTTGTTCCAGTTCAAACACGCCGCGCGGCTTGCCTTTGTAATAGCCTTTCATTGGCCTGTCTATTTTCCGTTGCAGGTCTTTCAGGCGCTCCCAGTATTCCGGCAGGTAAATATACATATTCCGCAGTTCCCGCAGGTTCTTGTTGCAGCAGCACCAGCACGAAACACGGTCCAGCACGTCATAAAGGCGGATCGTGCCCTCCAGCCACGAAAACCCGTTTTCATAGCAATATGCCATGGCGTCGGCTTCCGGCATGCCCCACTCCGCCAGCGGGTGCAGTTTATACGGCTTCCGTTCTTTTTCCAGTCGTGGTGTTTCGTCGGCAGCTATGCCAACGTAAACCATAGCGTCCCGCGCCTCCGCGTACCTGTCTATGGCTTTCAGCTTCCCCGTGGTTCCCCAGCGGCAGAGGCCGCCACACCAGCCATAACCTTGGTGTGTGCCTTTCTGCTTACTGCAAACCGGCCTTTCCAGCATATCAAACAGGAACGGGTTTTCCGGCTCCAGTCTGGTGTACTTGATCCCCAGCTGCTCCAGGCGGGGTAGCATTTGATCCCGTGTGTGGTAAATCGCCTCAAACTCCATTCCGGTATCGTAGAAAACCACCTCATTCAGCGGGTAGCCCTTGGCAATCAGCATTAGGAGCATGGCCAGGCTGTCCTTGCCCCAGCTGACACTTGCAATATGCCATTTCATTCCGCTTTTGCACCTCCAAACGCCGCCAGGTCGAAACAGGTCTGTTTCCCAACGTACTGGCGCCACGCCCATTCCAGCATGGCGCCCTGGATCTCCATCCGGTCGGCCTCGATGTTCGTGATATCCTGGCAGGCGTCACATACGAACCTCATACCAGCGCCCCCGGCCGGGTGTCCGGCGTGTAGTGGAGCTTGGTCGCGCGGGCGTTCTGATGGTACTCCGGGCGGGTGAATTTATAGCCCCAGTGCTTGGCTGCGGTGAAAAGGGCCGCATAGCCGTCCTCGGCGCGGACGGTCACTTTCTGGTCTCCATATGTAACGGAAAAGTGGTTCTGGCCGGTATATCCGGCCTGTGCGATCACGGCGGGGCGCCGCGGCGCCCGCTCGCCGGGGTAATCGATGCTATTTCGCAATGTGTTTGCGCCTCCTTATCTGGTTGTCGGCATGGACCATCTGCTTTCCCGCTGCAAGGTCGGGCTGCAGGCTGTCCCTGTCTCGGTGGTTGACGTCGTAGATGTGGTTCCGGATGCTCTCGTAGAGCGTCCAGGTGCAGCACCCGGCGCGGCATGTGCCGCTTCGGTCCGGGCAGTTCCTGCCGCAGGGCGGCGGGATGGGCCGCATGCGCGACGCAAAATAATCCACTTCGCTTCCTCCTGCACGTGCTGCAGCCATGCCGCGAGCGTTTGCAGCGCCGACTCGCGCCGTAGAAGGTCTTCGACCGTGTCCCGGTCGACGCGCGGCATGCTCTGCAGGATCTCCCTGTCATTGGCGCAGTCATCGGCAAAGGCCAGGACGGCGTCGATGATGTCGGCCAGCTGATCCGGCCGGAGCTCGACCGTGATCTTCGGTTCGTCCATCACAGGATCCCGTAGGTCGTCAGGCCCAGCGCGATCGCGCCGGTCGCGACGCAGGCGTCGGTCATCTCTGCGTACCCGGCGATCACCGCCAGCACAAAGGCCGCGCCGCCCAGCCACACGCAGCAGGTCTTTACCACGCGCCGCATGGCCTCCCGGTACCGCAGCTCCTCCAGCAGCCGCTCCTGCCGCTCCCTGGTCTCTTCCTCCGGCTCATACCCGAGCCGCTCCGCAAGATTCGTTCTCATTCTGCGTCCTCCTTCGTCTCCGGCACAAATTCCGCCGATTTTACCAACGCCTCCATGCGCTCACACATTTCGGCCTCTTTTCTGTAGCTTTCCGCGAGATATACAGCAGGCGGCCTTCTTTCTCCGGTTGCCGTTGCAGCGCGTCTTTCATGCTCGGTCGCCGCAAGGTTGGCTCTGATCGACGCCATTTCCACCACAAATTTCAAGTTTACCCATTGCTCAGTTGTAAGCATCAGCTTAACCACTCCGCTTATCCTTCTTCGCCTCCTGCATCCGCCTGACGAGCCGCGCCAGACGGGCGTTTTGTGTCACGAGCTTCTGCGCGTCCAGGTCCAGCCCCTTGCGCTTGAGCCCGCCGATGATCTGCGCCGCCTGGCACTCACACACCATCGCCGCTTCGATCAGATCATGCAGCTCCTGCGCATCCAGCGTCAGGGTGTAGGTCTTTACCTTCGACATGGCTCAGCCTCCTATCTCTGCACCATCCACCGTGCCAGCTCCGTGAGCGACACCGTGTACTTGTTTCCGATGTGCCGGGCCGGGAACCGCCGGTCGGCCAGCAGCGTCCGCCGGTCGATGCCCAGCGCCGCCTGGCATTCCGTGATCCCGATGGCCGCGCGCCCCGGGAACATATCGGTCAGCAGCTCCAGCTGCGGCCGGTATCCTTCCAGCTCTCTCGGCATCCCCTCACGCCTCCTTCTTCTCGCTCTTCGGCTGCACCATAGCAGCCATGCCCTGCATAAAGATCAGCGCTTTCTCGCGCATTTCCGGCGTAAGCTTGTTGATTTCCGCCGAGATCTTCTCGGCCTGCTGCTTCTGTTCCTCTGACATTGATCTCACCTCGCTCGGTTTATTCGTTATGTATAGACTAGCATGTGATACGTATATTGTCAAGTATTATTTTATACATTTCACATATTTTCTGATTGACAAATATGCGTGCCTGTGATACTCTCATTTCAGAAAGAAGGTGAATCCATGAACACAGTGAATGAACGAATCTCGTTTTTAATCAAAGATCAGGGTCTGACGCAGTCCAAATTTGCCGAGCGCATTCACCTGACACAAGCTCATGTCTCTCGAATATGCTCCGGCACATATGTCCCAACCGAGCGCACGATCTCGGATATCTGCCGGGAATTCAACGTCTCCCTCGCCTGGCTCGAAGACGGCGAAGGGGAAATGTATGTGCAGCGCAGCGCGAATGAGGAGCTGGCCCTGCTGGTCACAGATATCATGTCCGACGCGGACGACTCCTTCCGGAAACGCTTCATCTCCCTTCTGATGGCCCTCCCGCCGGAAAAATGGGCGGCGATTGAAGCCTTCGTCGAGGAATTGCAAAAAAATCCTTCGTCGAAAGACACAAAAAAACCCGGGAACGCTTGACCGTTCCCGGGTTTTTCTGTATCTTGGAAGAGGGTGGTATTTTTTATGCCCGAATCTACCTACTCGAAAGCAATGACGCTATGTGGCTACGTTTTTTATTGCATCCACAAGATCGAGGACGAGATCAGCAAGGATCCCGTCGTCCCAAACTCAATGCCTATTCTTTCTGCCGCATTCTTCGTTCCGCTGTCCTTTACTTCGCTCCCCCCGGATTCTGACATTGCTAATGATTTTTGCGATTGTGTTGCAGCTCGTCTCTTCACTCAGCGTCCTTCCGCCATAATGGACTTGTTCTTTACTTGCGCCACTGACTTTGTTAAGTGCTATGATGGCAGCCGTTCGTTCGAAAGCAGTCTCGATCATTCGTTGTATCTAGCCTTTGATACAGTCTATGATATTCCGTGCGATGAATGGTTTGATAAGTACCGGCATTCTGTCCTCCGCATTGCGCATTCTATCTTGGCTTTCGCGGATGATCTCGTCAAGCCTGATGCGTCTCCCTCTCCATCCGTCCCGGCTCCGGAGCCTAAAGCGCCCTCGCAGTCTAACCGTACTGCATATTGGGTTGCGGTCTTCGCTGCTGTAATCGCCGTTATCGCTATCATCGTCGCAGTATCCGCGACGCATTCCATTCAAAATACCGCCACGGTTTCCGCTGCGGTCTCACCTCCTACGGTCGAGCCTGCATCAGCTCCTGCCCCTGCGGTTCCGGAGCCAGCACCGGATCCGCAACCCGAGAAATTATCCCTTCCTAGAAACGGCAGACATTATCCAACCTACGATTTTTCCCAAGGTGCATTGTCTTCTATATGTGTCCATGCGCCATCTACTTCGAACTGCTTTGTAATCATCAAGCGGTCATCGACTGGTAAAATTCTGGATCGTTTTTTCGTCCGCGCCGGCGAGACCGTTGATACCTACTGCCCAAACGGGACACTGGACATTTATTTTACATTTGGCGACGACTGGTACGGTCCCGACTATCTTTTCGGGGAAGATACCCGTTGCCAGGTTGATCGCGAAATTGAATTTTCGCAGACACTCTATTATGAGTATACGCTTTATCCAGTCTCGGACGGAAACTTGACTATGCCCACTGTCAGCATGGAAGAAGCCCTTTCTGAATAATCCCTGCCGGAACGGTGTCCCGTTCCGGCACTTATTTTATGATGTGCCGCAGGAATCGCAGGATGATTTTCAGCTGATCCAGTGTGGCCCGCTCTAAAATGTTTTCAATCTGTTCCATCGTCTTTTCCATCTCCGTCTCCATTTCTCCACAAAAACCGCGTTCATTTTTTGTTAATCTTTACCTCTTGTTCGTGCCTCCCAAAAGTTGTAAGATATAGGTAGGCGTTGCCCGCGCCGCTGGCCGAACAACGGCGCGGGCTTTGGTTTCGCGCAAACGACCGGGAGCCGTCTGTATCTGAAGCATGGCATACGCCGGTTGGGTTTGTAAACCTGTCGGTTTGGTTTTCAGCGTAGGTTTTTCTGAAATCTTACTGCCACAGGTGTGGTTTTTATATATGGAGGGATGGTTTTTGTCAGAAAAATTGTGGGAAACATGCCGCGAAGCAAAGGACACCATGCAGCCGCATAAGACGAATCAGGATATCGCTGACGAATCCGGCGTATCCGTCAATGCCGTCAGCCAATTCCTGCGCGGCGAGACTACGAAGCCGTACATTGATACCGTCGGCCCGATTTGCGCATCCCTCGGCGTATCAATGGATGAGCATTTCGGCGTCCCGCCTGCCGAGCCTGCCGAATCTTCCGATGCTGAAAAACTCCTCGCCGAGAGCGCGGCCCTTCGTGCGCAGCTTGCCCAGCAGCAGAAGTCCCTGCACATGCACCGACTTGTGACTCTCATCCTCTTGGGTATTCTTTTGCTGTGTGCCCTTGCGCTTGTGGTCGACGTGCTCAGCCCATCGATCGGCTGGTTCCGCGCATAAATCAAACCGCCCCGGCCCAGCGCCGGAGCGGTATTCTTGGAGGTTTTACGATGCCAATTCCCAAATACTATGTCCGGCCGGACGGCCTGCATGAATCCATCATCACAGTCAACGGCAAGCGCAAAGCGTTTCGCGGCAAGACAGACCGCGAAGTCTGGAACAAGATCAAGGCATACCGCGCTGAAGCCGAGAAGCCAAAGACCGTCCCGTTCTCCGACGTCGCCCATGCCTGGTGGAACGAGATCGAGCCAACGCTTGCGCCGAATTCCCTGCGCAATTATTCCCCTGCCTATGAGCGCGCCGTCGCGCAGTTTGGCCCGGAGGATGTCGCCACGATCACAAGCAAAGAGGTTGAGACGTACATCAACCAGTTTGCCAAGACCCACGCAAAGAAGACCGTTATCACCCAGCGCCAGATCATCCGGCAGATCCTGAATAAAGCCCAGCGCGAAGGTTACGTCTCTTTTAACGCTGCGCAGGCAGTTCTTCTCCCGAAGAACCTTCCGCAGAAGCGCCGCCACGCGCCGCCCGCTGATCAGATCCAGAAGATCAAGGACAACCTGAACGACGACTTCGGCCTGTTTGCCTTCCTGATCTATTATACCGGCTGCCGCCGCGGCGAGGCCGAGGGCTTGCGCTACGAGGACATTGACCGTGAGAAAGGCAGGATCTACATCCGCCGCAGCGTCTACCATACCGGTCCGACGCCCCAGATCAAGGAGCCAAAGACTGCCGCCGGCATCCGCCCCGTTCCGTTGCTCCCAGCGTTGGCCGCTGCGCTTCCGCAAAAGGAGCACGGCTATATCTTTTCCAACGACGGCGGAAAAAGTCCGCTCCCCGGCTGGTTCGTCACCGACCAATTCGATGCCTACCGCAAGCGCACCGGCGTCACCGTCTCCCCGCACGAGATCCGCCACGGCTACGCGACCGCGCTCTACGAGGCCGGTGTGGACTTCAAACTCGCTCAAAAATTCCTCGGCCACGCGCAGCTCTCCACCACCATGGATATCTACACCGACATCCTCGATACCCGCATTGATAAAGTCGCCGCCCAGATGGACGCGGCCTTTTAATTGCACTTTTTTACTGTGTCGGTCACTGTGTTCATACCCGTGTATTTCCGTGCTAAGATATGCTACGTCTTGCTACTTTGCAATTCTCGCAAAAAGTTTTGTTCAATCATAAATAATCCGTCTTTTAAATGCTATTCTACCAAAAAAGATAAAAAAAGACGCAGAAATTTAAATTCCTGCGTCTTTATCTTTGGTGGACCTGAAGAGACTCGAACTCTGAAAAAACACTGTATTTTCAATGTGAATTTGCAAACTGTGTTTATTCTGTGTCCAGTCCCTTTTCTGTGTTCTCAGCTCCTTGCGATATGCTCATAATACGTTATGAGCTTCTGTTCCGGCCCCGGGCCGTCTTTATCGAGCAGAAACGCCTTTGCCAGCGCGGCGTAGAACTCCGGGCGGTTGAGGCCGAACTCTACGGCGACGGGGTAGTAGTCCGAGTACATCATGTTCATGGTTACGCCCCACGCCCAGCGCGGGACCGCTGGCGCCTGAATGCCCATGCTCTCGGCCACGGCCGTTGTCTGTTCCATCGTCCAGTGCGGTCCGGTCGTGCCGTCGGCGTTGCGCATGACTGCCGCCCACTGCATGGCGGTCGCGCGGTCAAACTCGACCGTCTCCGGCTCGTCGTGGTCCTCGAGCTTATCCAGCCGGCACAGCAGATCTGTGACTGCTGCGGCCTGCTCGACCGTACGCATGGACACCGGGCACTCCGCGATCTCCCGCAGCGCGGCGTGGAGTTTGTCTTTATACGCCTGCATGATAGCACCTCATGCGAGCTTGAGCAGCCCCGTGCAAAGCTCGATCACGGAGCCTGCGGCCGTGCTGTCGGTCGTCGCCACGAGCGTGAATGTATGATTGACGCAGCAGCAGCACCCGGACAGCTCCAGATCCGTCTCCGTGTGGATCTCCGCATTGCCGGATGCCGGCAGCGTGACGCGCTTGAGCGTGCAGGGCAGCGCGACGCCGTCCATGTACCACTGCAGGGTCAGGACGCCCGCGGCCGTCGCCGCGATGACCGCATCTGCGGCCAGATGATACAGGCCGATCTTGACCGTGTCGTAGCTCTGCGGCTCGACCTGGATGGACGAACCGGAATTGACGACCTTTGCCCCGGCCAGCGTCAGCACGTTTGTGCTGTCAGCCGCGAGCAGCTGGGGCGAGTTATTAAAATATCGGACGCATGATTTTTGATACGCCCGATTTCCATTGCCGTTATTACAAGCCATTTTCATTACTCCTTCCGTTTGGGCTTATGTGAAGGGGCATTATGCCCCGGATAGCTATATCAGGATGGGTCCGCGTCAGCCGCCGCAGCCGCACGGATTGCAGGGCGGGTTCTGGTAGTACCGGCCCAGCTGGCCGAGGATGTACTGCGACTGCATGTAGTCGTTGTTCGCGGCTCTGCTCTGCGCGAGCTCGTCGCGCAGACGCTGGTTCTCCTGCTGCTGCAGGAGCGTCCGGGTCGCCTCGCCCTCGGCGTGGATGGCCGTCTTGATCTCGCACGCGTTGATGCTGGCGTTGTAGTTGACGCCGTCGATCGCGCGGAGAATGTCGCAGCAGCACTTCTGCTGCACAGAGATGCCGCTCTCCGTGACGGACTGCAAATCGCGCAGCTCGCCGAGGATGTTGTAGGCGTTGTCCTTGACGGCGCTGGTGACGTCGTATGCGCTCTGGCGCGTTGCCGCGACACCCTCGTTGTTCTGGCGCTCGAGGGCTGCAAAGTCCGTCGCGCGCTGCACGTCGGCCTGGGTCGCCGGGGAGCTCTCGCCGCTGCCGCCGAAGCCTCTGCCCGCGAAGAGCAGGAAGAACAGCGCGATCAGGATGACAATGCCCCATCCGCCGAAGCCATAATCCTTATCCATGGTTTTCCCTCCTTTCTGGGTGGAATGAAATTTGATAGGCGCTTTCGCGCGGTATCACTTGCCGATCTGGCCGACGAGCTCGCCGACCGTCTTGTTTTTGTTTGCCTCGAACCACGCCTCAAAGCCTGGCTGCGAGGCCAGGAAGCTAAGCACCATCTGCGGGCTCTGCCCCTGCAGCGTCGTCTTCGCTGTCTGCAGCAGACCGTTCAGCAGCTTGTTTCCCCCGCCGTTTCCGCCCATCAGGGCCATAATCGGATTTTGCATTGAGCTTTCCCTCCAGTTCTTCGATTTTCCCGGCCATGCTCTGCAGGCCGGCCGTGATCTGTTTCAGCTGCTCCTGCAGCTGGTTTGCCGCCTTTTCCTCTTCTGTCGGCTCCGGGAAGATCCGGAACCGCGCGATGGTCTTGGCCGCCATGCTGTCCGTGCGGATGTAGTACAGCAGGTTCTCGGTCTCGTGCAGCGCGAGCGCGTTGTCGTTCGGCTGCATCTGCAGGTTGTTGATGCTGGCCTCGCTGGCCACGGTCAGCACGCCGAGCTTCGGCGGCTGCGGCGGCAGCTGCGGGCCCTGCGGCCGCGGCATGGGCTGCAGCTGGATCTGCTGCGCGCCGTCCATCTCCCAGCGGCCCGTGTACGGGTTGTACGCCATGCGGTATCGCCCCTTTCTGCTACCATTCTAGCGTTTCCCCGTCCCCGCTGGGGGGCATTTGTGTACCATTTGTGTACCATTTGTGGGACATGCGGGCATAGAAAAAGCGCCATGAGCCGTTGCTCATGGCGCTTTCTCTTTGTCCGTTTTCCCTGCCAGACGGCGGGCGGTGTTGTAGATGTGTGGCAGGCGGCGGGAGATGGTTTTGCGGTCGACGCCGATCTCGGCGGCGGCGTCCATCTGCGGGAGCCTGCGCACGATATAAAGCTTCACGATCTGCTGATCGATCTGATCCAGTATGCCCTCGTCAGTGACGCGCTCCCAGTCGCTGCGCGTGAGGTGTTCCAGCTCCTTCGGCAGAGCCAGCCGCGCAGTTATGCTTTCGTCACTCCCTTCGGCCCGCCGCCGGGCGGGGGCTTACTTTTCCTTGTGCGTCAGCACGGCGATATTGCCCTTGTTGCTGACTTCGAGATCTAGCGCAGCGGCGATATCGCGGACCTTGACGTAGTTCGTGCCGTCTTTCAGGATACGTTCAACGGCGACTTCTTTACCGTCTACGATGATCTTGCTCTTTTCGACCACTTCTTTTTCCCCCTCTCCGTTCTTTCCATCTTCGAGTGCCATCACGGTATGGCCCGAGCTTACCAGCACGTCCCCGCGCAGGAGATTGGCGTCTGTCGTCAGGTACTTGCTGCCGGTCAGCAGCTCGAAGTCTCCCGTCTCTGGCCAATCGTGCAGCATACAGTAGGTGGTGCAGGAATTTCCCTGCTTTTTGTAGAGCGCGGCGACGGCCTCGCAGCCTGCGGCCACGGCGCAGAGCGTCATGAGGCCGGAGCAGTCCGTTTCGACGGGCTTTGTGATCTTGCTTACGTCCCATCCGACGGCTCTGGCGGCCTCATACGCCGTGTTCCGGTTGCTCATGTCGTAACCGATATTCCGGTTTTTAATGGCCGCCTCGCACGTCTGCGCGGCCCGCTCGGCCTTTTTGCGGCTCTTGTAGCGCAGGACGCCGAGCCAGCGGCCGTTGTACCAGTTGGAGATATTCAGCTCCCGCCCGGTCTGGTTGCCGGGCTGCTGGTTCCAGCCGCCGGTTTCGCCGAGGCTGGCCTGCCCAATTTTGATACTCATGCCCGCTCACTCCCGTACAACTCGTGATGCAGCTGCAGCACGGCGGCCTCGATCAGCTTATCGATCGTTTCCACATCAAATTGAATGCCCTTCTCGGCGAGGAAGTTCACGACATACGCCTTTTTCGCTGCGCCGTCCGTCGCGGTGTACAGCTGCTCCGCCGCCTTTACGCCGATCTCAACGTAAGTGCGGAGCGTTTGCAGCTTGTCCGCGTCGATCTTGGTTTTGAGCCACGGGATCAGAAACGCCGAGACGAGCGCGCTGATGAGCGCGATCACTGCCGAGATGATTTGCGTGTAGTCCATAAGTATGCTCCTTTCAATCTTTCAGCACAATCTCCGCGATGCGTGCTGCCGCTTCCGGGCCGTATTTCTCGGCCCATTTATCCATGTACTTCTGCGCGTACTTCGCGCGGTTCTCGTTTTTTGCCTTCCAGAGATAGAATCCGCTGGAAGCTGTTGTTTCAGCCAGCACCGCAAGCGTGATCTCCGTCAGGTCTGCGCCTGCCGCGCAGGCGATAATGAGCGCGAGGCTGACGAGCGCGCTGCAGATCAGCCACTTCTTGCTAAACTCCATTGTGCTCACACTGCTTCTCGAGCTGGTGCAAAAACTTTTTTACATCGCCGTTCCCGCCCATCTTTTTATACTTCTCTCCGGCGATCAGACGCTCTGCCATTGGCATTTCTTCCGACATGATGGTCAGCCGGAGGATCGCCAGATACTGCTCGTCCTGATGCTCCTGCATTTTCCCGAGCTTTTTGTCGATCTCGGCCAGGTGCGCCTCCTGCGTCGTGGCCTTGCCGCGCTTTTTCTGTATCGCGCCGACGACGGCGTTGACGACCGCCGTCAGCGCGGACGAGCCGAGCACGGCGCAGACGAGGGTAACGATGATAGTCTTGGTGTCCATGTTTTTCTCCCTTCTGCCTTGACCGTCAGCGTCCCGTCGCGGTGATCCGTGATCGGGCCTGCGCGTGCGTCATCGTCAGCGTAATGGACTTGGACGCCCGCCCGTCCCAGTCGCGGTCGATCAGCCTTCCGCTGATGTATGCCGGATATTCATTCTCCTGTACCTTCAGATAGATCATTGCCTCTCCCCGTCTCTCCTTTCCTTAAAAGCACCATGCCGCCGCGATGCCGTCCACCTCGGACGCGACGCTCCAGTCCGCTTCACCGTTCCATCCAGTTCTGTCAAAGCAAGTGGTGCTGTTGAGTCTCGGCGAGCGCAAATACCATGCACGGTTTTTCTTCCGGTTCGCGGCCGTCTGGTAATACTCGTACTGCGTGCCCTCGCCTGGATAGGAGAATGTCCGTGTGCCCTGTACCTCGATTTCCGACAACAGGAACAGCGTGTCCTCCGTCGTGTCGATGGCCGAGCTGGCGTTGCCTGCCGAGGTTTTCTTCGTCACGGCTTTCATCGCAGCCACGACCTCTGCCGGCATCACCTGTCTCAGCTTCGGGAATGCATTGTACGTTCGCACCAGACAGTTCACCCAGCCGCAGCTGTTATCCTCTGCGCCGTTCATCTTATACTGCGTCGCGTAGGTCGTGTGCATCTGGAATGTCAGCGGAGCCTTGCCCGAGCCATCGGCATAATCGTCGTGGTTCTTGCCGATAATGTCGATTGCGTAGGTCGTGTTATTGATTGTCATGTTACAGCTGTCGCCAACGTTCCATGTAGACGGGACTTGCTTCTCTTGACAGGCCTTAATAATTGTAGCCCAGCTGTTATTTCCGAACACGGGGTCGATCATGACCAAATCGACATTAGCTGTCCCAACCACAACATCTGCCGTCTTTGTTGTGCTTGCTGTCGCTGCTGTTACCGTCCATGTTCCAACCTCGTCGACTATCAACGTGCAGTTTCCACTCGCATCCGCCGTCCCAGAAACCGTCTTGCTACCCTTTGTAGCTGTAACTGTTGCGCCCGCGCTGGTCGTAACGACAATATGCAGCGGGTCACCGGTCTGAATGGCCTGAATGGCTGTCACAAATCCGTCCGGATAGACCAGCGGGTCAGATGTGCCACCCTTCTCGCGGATAGCTGATGCAACCTTTGTCAGGTCAGTTGTATTCGTCAAATATTCCGCCATCAAAAGCTACCTCCATTCGCGTTTGCGATCTCTACAGCCGCCCATGCACCGGACACAACCTGCAGAAATTTTCCATTATCAGCGGTGGTGACAGACGGCACTTCGCGAACCTTGACAGCTCCGGTTTTCCCATTCACGCTCGTCACGGGCGCTTCCGTTAGATAGTCCGTGCCGGGAACCGCGTCGCTGACGCCTCCCGCGCCGTCACCCTTGAGGATGCCAGCGGCGGTGATCTTGTTCTGCTTGTCGCTCCATTTCCCCGCAGGGCTGAACGTCAGCGCGATCCCGCCGTCGGTAGTTGTCTCAACCTGGACAACAGACCCACTCTCAAATCCATAGTCAAATTTATTGTTTATGAAGGCGACCATCCTCGAAACAGAAACCGCATACTCACCGTTTTCAGGGATTTCGTCTTCCGCCGGGGTATAGATCCCATTCAGCGCAACCCACGGGAGGTCTCCGTCGCTGCTGAATTTCAGGCCGACGATCTGCGCCGCCGCGTCATACTCTGGCACAATCCCCATGGGCGGTGCGTCAACGTTATTCGCGAACACGATTTTCCCCGGATTGATCAGATGCCCACCGTTCAGATTGATTCCTTCATTGTTCTCCGTCATTGTTCCACCCGCAAGCGGCAGCGCTCCGATCCCCGCAGGTGTCACCAGCTTCGCAGCCGCAGCCGAGATCTCTTTCTGGTCCGCATCTGTGAAGTAATCCGTACCCTTGACTGGCGTCGCACCCGTGGGTCCCTGCGGGCCGGTCGGTCCTTGCGGCCCAGTCTCGCCCTGCGGGCCTGTTGGCCCCTGTGGTCCTGTCTCACCTTGCGGACCCGTAGGTCCCTGCGGTCCAGTCTCGCCCGGTTCGCCCTTTGCGCCGGGATTGCCTTTGTCTCCCTTATCGCCTTTCTCGCCGCGCGACGGCTTCCCGGTGTCAGTCTCGCCCAGATACCAGTTGCCGTTCGTGCCGATCGTCGGCGTCACGCCGTCGGCGCCCGCCGGGCCGGTGTCGCCCGGTTCGCCCTTCGGCCCCTGTTCGCCCGGATCTCCCTTGTCGCCCTTTGCGCCCTGCAGCGGTCCGTTGTTGACCCACGCCTTCGTCACGCCGTCATAGATGTAAATGTCATACGGCGCAGCCGCGCCCACGCCGTAGGCGTCGCCGACCTCCGGATTCTTGACCGACGCCTGCAGCGCGGAGACCGAGCCGTAATAGCCCTTGACCGTAAAGCCCGTTCCCGTATCGCCCTTCGGGCCGGTCGGGCCTGCCGGGCCCTGTGGGCCGGTCTTTCCCTGCGGGCCGGTTTCTCCCTGCGGGCCAGTCGCGCCCGTGTCGCCCTTCTCGCCTTTCTCTCCCTTTTCGCCGGGTTCCCCCTTCGGGCCAGTGTCGCCGGTCGCGCCCTTCGGGCCCTCCGCGCCGGTCGCGCCGGTGTCGCCCTTCGGCCCCTGCTCGCCCTGCGGGCCTGTCTCTCCCTTTGGCCCCTGTGAGCCGGTTTCTCCCTTCGGGCCCTGCGCGCCGGTGTCACCCTTCGCGCCGGTGTCGCCCTTCTCGCCCTTGACGGTCTCGACGTTGAAGTCAAATGTCTTCCCGTCCGAAAGTGCGATCGTGTACGTCGCCGTCGTCCCGCTCTGCGATTTCTTCGTGATCGACGTGATGCTCGCGCCCGCCTCGCCGGTCTTGCCCTGTGCGCCGGCAGGTCCGGTCTGCCCCTGCGGCCCTGCCGGTCCCGTCTCGCCCTTCGGCCCCTGCGGGCCGATGACCGAGCCAAGATCGATCGTGCTGCCGTCCGTCAGCGTGAAAATCAGCTTCCCCGCGTCCGTGACCTCCACGGCCTTTACCCCGCGGGAGATCAGCCCTCCGATCGTCACCGTGATCTGATTCGGAATTTCTACCCTCATACCTGCTCCTTACTCCACGAACGCCCGGTTCCCGCTCGCCAGCGTCGTCTTGTCGCCGTGCGTGTACCGGATATCGTAGGTGTACTTTCCCTTCGTGAATTTTGCCGTGACCGTCGCGTCGAAGTTCAGCGTGACCTGGTCATTCTCCACCTTCGCAAAACTGAACGTGTGGACGGTCTGCCGCGTATCGTCCAGAAACACGACCGCCATGCTGTCCGTCGTCCCGATCGTGACGGCCTCGCCGTCCTGGTCCTTCAGGTCGAACCGCAGCACGATCGAGAATGTGTCTCCCTCGTACCATCGCAGTACCCCTTTGTCGATCCTCGGGCTCGGATAAGCCCCCGGAATTGGTGTCGCCATCCCGCATCCCTCCTTTTTTCCCAGTGTAGCAGACCCCCGCGCCGGATTCACCCCACGCGCAGCGCAACTTCCGCTTGCCATTCCCTCCCGCCGGTGCTATACTGGTTCCATCAAATACAAGGAGGCTTCCCCATGCTCGACGAAAAAGATATTGAGAAAATCCAATCCATGATCGACCAGGCCAAAGACGACATGCTCAAGCAGTCCGCAGCCAACACCCGCGTCATCATCGAGAGCAGCGTCATGAAAAAGCTGGACCTCCTGATCGAAGGCCAGCAGTCTCTTCTCGAGACCCTTGCGCCGAAGAGCCGCGTCGAAGAACTCGAAGAAGAGGTCTCCTTCCTCAAATCCGTCGTCCACCTGCACAGCCAGCGCCTCGCGGAGCTGGAAAAAGCGCAGTAACTCCAAAACCGAAGGCCGGGGCATCCGCCCCGGCCTTCTTGTTTTACTTGTCCTTCTTCTCCTTTGCGGCATCCTTCACCCATTTGTCGATATCCTTGGATTTCTCCTTCCGGTTGAAGCCCAGCGCCGCGTAGATCTCGAGCAGCTTCTGCTTGAGCTTTCTCCGCTCCTCCGGCGTTGCGGCAAGATACTGCGCCTTGTACGCCGTCGTGACCTCCCTGCTGAGATCCTTCGCTTCCTTTCCGTGCTCGAGGTATTCCTTCGCCGCCTCCTTGACGTCGCCGCCCGCCTCGATCGCGTTCAGGAAATCGTCGTACATCTTGTAGTCCTTGTCGTCCGCCTTCCGGATCCACTCGCGGTACTTCCAGTATGCGTCGTCCTCGTTCTTGGCCCAGTCGTTGGCGACCATCCGCTGGATGGCCTTCTCCTGCGTGACCGTCCCGGCGACCGCCGCGTCGCGCAGCTCGTCCCGGTTGTGGTTGTCCTCGGCCTCTGCGAGGTACTTCTTCATGAAGTCGATCCTGCCCTGCTCGTCGAGCTTGTCCATCTCCTTCTGCTGGTCCTCGTTGGCGAACACCTGATAGAAATACGCCGTCTTTGCCGTGTCGCTGATGCTGTAGCTCTTGAGCAGCATCTTCTTGTCGTATTCCTTCTCGACGTTCTTGATCGCCTGCACGAACGTGTAGGTCTTCCTCTGGTCCTCGCCTCCCTCCGTGATCGCCTGATAGGCTTTCGTCTCCTTGACGGACAAAGACTTGAATCCATTTTCGATCCAGTCCTGCGCCTCCTGCGTCGCCGTCCTGCCGAACAGCACGCCCTGCGCCAGCTTCAGCGGCACATCGCCCGGCCGGTCTGTGTACGTCGGATATTGCAGCTGCTGCTCGCCCTCGTTGTTGAGCTTGTATTTGCCGCCGTTCACCACGGACATGATGCCCTGCAGGCTCTTTCGTGCCTGTCCGCCGCCCATCGGCAGCGCCGCATACGACAGCGGCTTCGAAAGCTCGTCTACCAGCACCTGCGCTTTCTTCTTCGTCGCCATGTCCTCTTTGCTCGACAGCAGCGCCTTGTTGACCTTCTCCATATCCGGGAACGCCGAGATGACCGCAATGCGGTTGCCCTGCAGGTCAAGACCTATCGCCTCGTCCAGCCCCGTCATTGCCAGCAGCTGCGTGTTCGGCAGCTCGTCGACCACGCGGCTCGCAAAGCCCTTCCATACTTCCTCCGGCGTCTTCTTCTCCGTCGTATAATCCCAGTTCTTCGGGTTCACGCCGTACTCGGCCATCGCCTGCCACGTGTTCGGCACCTTGTACCCCGACACGTCGCCGACCGTATCGTTCAGCATGTCCAGCGGGTCCAGTGCCGGCCGCCTGCCAAAGATTGCTTCTGCCGCCTCATTATAGATCCACGCGCCGATGAGGAATTTGAACATGGCCTTGGCCAGTGCCGCCACGCCCTTCTTCCGCTCCTCCTGCGCCATATCCTTGAAGATCCAGCTCAGTTCGTTGTTGACCTCCAGCTGGAACTGCGTGAACATCTTCACGATAGGGCTGCGCACCGTGTACATGAGCGGCGTCGCGCCCTTGCTGCGGTCTGCCATGATGCCGGACGCGAACTGGTCGGCTTCCTCCAGCGCGCTCTGCTGCGACATGCCGCGCTGCATGTTCTCGATCACCCGTGCCCGGACGATGGACCCCGTCGTAAATCCATCGATCTTCTCCATCACCCAGCCCGCGATCTCAGACGCCTTATCCATGCTTGACTGTGAAAGTCCGTGATACCCGCTCCGGTTGTTGATGAAGACCGACTGCTGGTCCAGCCCGTCCGCCTGCACGTAGTTCGCCAGCGTGTACCACATGCCCTTCATCATATTGACCGTGCTCGTCTGCGCCCACGCCTGCGTCAGTGGGATGAAGTTTGTGACCGCCGAGCCGATATTCGCCGCGACCATGTTCGCGCCCACGCGCTGCTGGGCCTTCCGCATAAAGTTATAGATTTTCTGCGGGATGATTTCTTCCAGCTTCCTGTCAAGATCCGTGCGCTTCCCGGCCAGCACATTCGTGTACTGTGTCAGCCATGCCGCCATGTGCGACATTCGCGTCCGCCCATTCTTCGAAAGCTCATCGATCAGCTGCTGCTTCTGGTCCGGGTCAAGCGCGTCATTTGCCTTGATCGCGTCCATCTGCCGCCGGATGCCTTCGTCGCTCGCGCGGTAGCGGATCTGCGTCTCCAGTGCCCGCATGCGCTGCACATCCTCCGTGTGGAAGATCACGTCGCTCGCCGTATCCAGATACAGATCAAGTCCCTTGATCGCATTGTACGCCGTCGCGTAGCCCAGCCGTTCGTTGGCATTCTTGAAATACCGGATGCCCGGCCGGAATCTGGACGTCAGCCCGTTGATCGTCGTCGGCAGCGGTGAGACCGTCCCGGTGAAGCCCAGCTCCCGCCCAAACCGTGCAAGAATGCTCTCCTCATTTTCCGTGAAGTGTGGGAAGTACCCGCGCCGGTAGGAGACCGGGTCATAGCCGAACTGCACGCGCACCTGGTTTATCATGTCTAGCAGCTCATCATAGATCTTATGGAACTCCGTGATCGCCTTGTCGATCTTTGCGAAGTCCATGTTCGGGTTATCCGCTTTCAGCTTCTGGATGACAGCCAGCCATTCTTCATAGGTCTTGCCGTCCTTCTTCGCCTCCGCGTCCTGCCCCTTCAGCATCTCCGCGTTCTCCTGTGCCTCGCCCAGCAGCTGCACGGCGTAAGCCTCGGAGTCTGCGTTCCCTCTCATGACCTTCTCGCTGATATCCAGCTTCTTGACCCGCTCCTGAATCTCAAGAATGAAGTTCTTCCGCTTGCTCTCATTCTGCTTGATCTTGTAGATGTACTTATTGCTGAACTCCTTCGCCAGCACGTCGCCGCCCGGGATCTTCCGCATCACGTCTGCGATGATCCGCTCCGGCGTGTTCACGTCATAGCTCCAGCCGGATCCCCTGTCGACCCACTGGTCAAACTTCGCCGCGTCCAGATCCGCGTCCACCTCGTCAAGCATCCGCTGCTTGTTCTGCATGCGCCATGCCCGCAGCGTCAGCATCCGTGCGTCATACGCCGCTTTCGCCTCATAGACGTCCAGAATGCCCTTGCTGTTTTTCATCTTCCGCACGGCTTCCTCGCTGATATCTCCGCGCAGCAGCGCGCCGACGATCTTCTGGTCTTCCGCCGTCAGCAGGTTCTTGTTCATAACATACTGCACACGCCCGCGGAGCTTCTTGACCTCCTTGCTGAGTTCCAACGCTTCTCCTGCCGACTGCGGGATCTCCAGCCCCAGCAGGTCCTTCGCCTTCTTCTGCCGGTCGAGATACCGCTGCGTGACCCGCAGATCTGCGGCAAATTCCTTGACCGCATTCCTCGCGTCATTTTTCGCCCAGTCCAGCCGCGCATTCGTCGCTCTGGCCTCGAATACATCCTGCTTGACCTTGCTGACCTCTGCCGCGTCCACGCCCTTGTAGCCCTCGATCCATTCGCGCGTCTGCTGGATCCCTTCGGCGACCTTATAGATCTGCATGATCTGTGCGCCCGCCGTTTTGTTGCTCGCCGGGAACAGCTGCGGCGCCTTCTTGTGGAGCGTCCAGTAAACGTCACGCACCGGCATTCCGTCGTCCCTGATTTGCAGGCTCTTCGCCGCCTGCTGCCGGAACTGATTCCAGTATCGGATATCCTCTTTGTCCTGCGCCGGAATGGAGATCTTCTGATTCTCGATGAATTTCAGGACCCCCTTGTACTCCTCATAGTACGACCGGTTTTCCTCCATGCTGATCTCCGCCGCCGCGTCGACCAAATCGCCCACCAGCTTATTGTCCAGCTCGCCGGTCTGCAAAAACTTCCGCACGATCTGCTCCGTGAACGGCTGCAGCGTCTCCCGCTTCGCCTCCGGCGAAACGCCGAAGCTCCCCGCGATCTTCGCCAGCAGGAAGTTTTCCGCCCGCCTGGTGTACTGCGCCGCCTTCTCCCCCATCAGATCCCGATACCGCCCGTCCTGCGAGGACCATCGGATGTCTGTTTTCTTCGGGTTGAACCGCTCCGACAGCGGGATCACGTTCCCCGCATCATCATACACGACCGGGTCTGCGGATTTAATGCGGTTGGAATCGAAGATCACAAAAACATCCGCCGTCTTTGCCTCGTCTCTGCTTCGACCTCCCACATCCAGAACGTCACGCACAACAAGGCTATCATATCCCGACGCTTCTGCTTCTCGCTCCAGTGACCTTGTCGACCAGATAACCCTATCGCTTTCCGGGAGCCGTGTTTTTATCTTATTCCACGCGGCTCCATTCGCCTTGATCTCCAGCGATTCCCCCAGGTCGATCTTTGCATGGTACAATCCTTCTTCCCCTTGTATTTCTTCGATTTCTTCGTCGATTTCCTTCGTCATTTCTTCGATGACATTTTGGCGCGTATAATACGTCGCATATGACGGCGCTCCGCTATCGCTTTCTATTAGTTTGATGACCTTTTCCCCTGCATCTACGAATTGCATAGCTCGGATCAGGTCGCCGACAGCCTCCGCGTCCTCATAGTCCAGTGCGCTCCCCTCCGCGTACATCGCTTCGTACCACGCCTTTCTGACCTCTCTTGCTATTTTCTTCGCTTCCTCATAATCCCCGCTTTCTACATTTTCTTCTAGCCTTTTCGCCATTTCTACTGTTTCCGGTGCCGTCTCTTCCGCGTTGTCTGCTGCGGTCTGCGCCACCCACTTGGCCAGTTTCCCTACCTCTTCTCGTGGGTCTACTGCTTCGGCGCTTTCTACATACAAGCCTTCCTCTTTGTTTCTTTCTTTTTTGAGTTCCTCCGCAACTTCATCAATTGTTTTGTTTTTTATTCTGTCAATGACGCTTTGCTTCTTCTTTTTTGCTATTTCGATTCTTCTTGTCTGTTCTTCCCGCACCGCATTTTCCACAATTTCACGCACCTCCGCGGTGCTCCCTGCGTAAGTTCGCGCAACACTTTTCTCGTTCGTGAAGTAAAACGCTCCTCCATTGTCGGATTTCTCCCGCAGGAACTCCGTGAACCCAAACTGCTGCGTCCCGTGGTACGCGTCCACCGTGTACCCGGCCATCGTTGCTGCGTCGTCCACCATCCGCTGCACTGTCTCCACATCCCCGCGTTCGACCGCTTCCAGATACCGCTGATCCTCCTTCGTCGGCTGCGCGCTGGCAGAGAACCGGATATCCGGGTTTGTCTTGTCGAACGTCCCGATGTTATCCGTAGCGGATTTGATCTGTGCGGAATCAAATACAACATAGAATTTGTCGTAAGCCAGATCTTCTTTGCTTCCATCATATTCAAAAATCACGCCGTCGTGCCCATGTTCTTTGGCGTAGCGAATAACCGGTGCTTCTGCAAAGTTATCCGTGAATTGTTCCGGGGGCAATTTCACCGTGTACGGATTCTTCATCTTGAGATAGGCTTCAATGATACGGTTTCCCCTTCGTTCATCTGCCATGCTCTCTGCATAATCCCTGCTTTCACTGAAGAAGTACGCTCCGTTCTCCTGCTGGAAAGTGTTAAATTCCGCATTCGTCCCGTGGTACACCACCTTCGGTGTCCCGTCCGCATTCACGACCTTACTCGCGCTCTCCGGGTGATTCTTCCAGTCCCCAAACCAGCGCTTGAATTGTTGCGATTGTGTTACATTTTTTAACTTTGGCTTGACAGCCGACCCCTCATCCCTTATACTGGCCACAAAGCCGTTGTCAGTATCAGGCATCTTGGGCATTGGGACCCTTGCCACCTGGTACAAAGCAGCGGCTTTTACTTTGTCCACATAGAACAATGTTGTTTCGCCGTTATTGGATTTCTCAATCGCGCTTGTGAGCAGTCCCGTCACCGCATTCTTCTTTTCATAAATGCTGGTAACGGCATTACTGTCAATGACAATCGAATTCTGTCTGCCGAACCCGTCAATGTACACCGGAATAATCACAGATTTTGCGTCCTTGATGAATGGCAACAGCGCAACGACGCTTGTTCCTCTCTGTGATTCAGATGCGATGATCGCGACCGGGCTTTTCATCGCACGCGGAAGCTGCTTCAACATCGGTTCCCCGATGTGATGCTCCTCATCTTTCGTTCCATTGATGGCATAGTCTACATGCGTCTGATTGATCGTGACCGGCAGCGCATTAAAGCCCACCTTTTGAAATACCTCCGGTGTCGACCCGACCACCAGCGTATCATTTTTTTCGATTTTCCCGGCTTTCCAGTCGTCCACCTGTTCTGCAAACGGCTTTGTGAAATCATACTTTTCTGCTTTTGATGCAGACATCTTCGCCGGCGGCGCTCTCGCGCTGCCGGATTTTTTCTGCCACTGGCCGACCTCCATCTTCACGTCCGCGCGCAGCTGGTTCGTGCCGTAGTCCGTTCGGTTCATGCCGGCGTAGGTATCCGCGATGATCTCCTCGACGTAGGCGTCCGTGTCGTCGCCGTAGATCCCGGCGTATGCGTCCACATAGCTCTCGATCATTGCCTTTGTGATCTTTCCCTCGCCCAGCAGCCGCTTCTGGATCTTCGCCGCCATCTCCGGCCAGCGCTTGACAAGCAGGTGATACCCCTCGTGCTTCGCCAGCTCGAACGCAGAATACTCCTCGCTGTCCGCCCGGATGAGCACGGAGCCGTCCTCCGTCACGGCGGCATCCGCATAAAACGTCTGCCCGTCGATCTCCTGCGTCAGCTGCCCGGTGAAGAACCGCGCATTCTGTACGCCCATCGACCGGAAGAACTTTTCCGCCGCCTGGATATCTTCACTTCTGGCCTCTTGCCCCTTCGGCATGACGCGCACTTTTTGCGTGTTGTCCTTTCCAAAGCCGAGCGTCGAAAGTTCTACTTCATCCCAAGCTTTTGCGAGATCTCGCGCACCCTGCGCTCTCTTTCTTCCGGCGTCAGCTCTTTGCTGCTGCGCTGTGCTTTGGCGAACGCCTCCATCCTGTCCTTCGGCACGCTGACCAGCCTGCCCGACTTGTCCTTCATCAGTAACCTCGATACTGCCATTGTTTACCCCTTTCTGCCCTGCGGCAAGGCCCGCTCGATAGGCGGCTGCCGCCACGTCCTGATTCATTCCTTCGGCGTAGCGCATCGCCCGCTGCTCACTCGCGCCGAGCCTGCCCTGCTCATAGACCTGCCCGAAGCTCTGCGCATACTGCTCCGCCGGCATGCCCGTCGTATTCCCGTTCAGGAAATACGCCGCCGTCTGCTCGTCGTAGCCCGCTCTCTGGGCCTGCGTCTGCAGATACTGTTCCTCCTGCTGCCGCGCGGCTTCATCGAGCGCCTGCTCCGCGTCCGCCGTCTGCCGCTGGGCATACTGTACCGGATCCAGCTCACCCATACTCTCCGTTCCTGGGATGGGTGCAAATAAGCTTTCCTGGTTATACTGCTGCTGCGCCGCCTGCTGGGCCTGCTGAACGGCCTGTACAGACTGTTGTGCGCGGCTCTGTTCCTGCTCCTGCTGATATTGCTGTGCAAGCCTCTGGTTCTCCTGCGCCGTCTCCGCCGCGCTCTTGTAGATCTGGAACGTCTTCTCGTCCGCCTCGGCCTGTGCCTGCTCCTGCCGGGCCTGTTCCTGCAGCTGCTCGAGCCTGGTCAGCGTCTCCGGCACGCGCGGCTCCTGCCCTTCGTCCACTGCCGCCTGCTGCTCCTTCGCCACCTCACGCAGCGTGTCCTCCACGGCCTTCTGCGTCACCTCGCCTCCATCGTCCACGGTCTGCTGCAGTCCCTCGGCCAGCTGGTGCGCCTTCGTGCCCTTTTCCTGCGCCATGCCATAGTCGATGACGTCCTGCACTTCGCCCGCCTCGATGACCGCTCTGGCCGTCTGCGTGACGTTTGCTTCTGTAATAACGCGATTCACACCAGCATAAGTCCCTGCCATCGCAAGGCCGGACAGGCCGCCCGCGAGGAACGAAAGGCTGTCTTCTTTTGCGAAGTCTCCGACCATCGCCGCCAGCGCCTGCGCCGGCGTCCTGCCCTCTGCGATATAATTTGCGTAGGCCGTCATGACCTCACCCCGGTCATGCTTCGCCACCACGTCGTACGCACGGTTTAACCAGTTGGACGCGATCTCTTCCGCGCCTTCCGACGCAAACGACCGCAGTGCCTTCCTCCACACGGCCTTCCCGCTCAACATGTTCTCGATGATATCGCCCACAGAATACTTTTCCGTGAAGCCCTCGATCGCGCCCTCGACGATACCGTCGACCAGCGCGTCCGCGTTGGACTTGCCGTTCTGGATCCCCTCATACACGGAGTCCGCCGCGACCTGCGATCCCATCACCCAGTTCATCGTCTCCGCGACCGCGTCCTTCGCCCCCGCACCGGCCACGCCGCCAAAGGTTCCCACGAGCCCCGTCGAGACCGCCATGTTGACCGCGCTGTCCAGCGCCGACGTGCCCGCCTGATAGAGGAACTGCCCCGTCGGGTTCATATTCTGCATCACGCTCTGCCGAATGCCGGAGGACAGGCGCGACGCGTTGTACGCCGGGCTGTAGATGTTCGTCGGCATATCCTCATTTTGATAGCCGCCCGCCCAGCTTGGCAGCACGCCACGCAGCGACTCCACATTGCCCAGTGCCTTCCCCGGCGCCAGCGCCGCAGAGAACAGCGTTGCCGCAGCTTTCCCCGCGAAGGATCCGCTTCCCATCTCCTGCGCCGCCTGGTCGAGCTTCTGCGCGTTGTCGTAGTCGTCCAGCACCTTCTGCCATTCCGCCAGCCGCTTGAGCGTGTCGTCGCTGTAGCCTTTTTCGTTGAGTGCCGTCTTCGCGTCGTACTTTGCATACGCCCGCACCTGATATCCGTTCAGTTCCTGCCCGCGGTACTGCCGGAGCAGATTCTGGTCTTCCTCGCTCAGGTTCCCGATCGCCTCCTGTGCCCGGTCCAGCACGCTCTGGCTGTCGACCTGCGCCTTGCGCTCCTTCAGCACGTCGATCTCGTTCTGCAGCTGCGTCACGCTCTTCCCATTTTCCGAAAGCCCGGTCCCGGAGAAATGCGTGTCCGCCTGTTCGATCTCCAGCGCCTCGATCTGCTTGTCCAGCTCCTGCGACGTCCGCCGCATCCCGCGCACCTGATCCCGTTGCACGGTCTGCGCCGCTTTTGCACGCCGGTTCTGCGCATCCACGTCCCCCCGCACCTGCTGCGTGGCCGGCGCAAACCGGCCGGCCAGCAGTGCGCTCTGTCCCTGCAGCGCCAGTGTCCCAAGCTTCAGCCCCTGCGCCGCCTCCACGCCGCGCAGATAATTCTGGTACGTCCCGTACTGCGTCTGCATCGCGGAAGACCGGCTATATTCCTGCTGCGAGACCTTCCCGCTGATAGCCGCCCCCGCATTCTCCGTCTTCTTCTCCCCTCTCGCCCGGCCCTTCAGCGCGGCCCCCGGCTCGATCTGCGCAAGCTCCGCCTCCCGCACGGCGTTCTGGTATGCCATAAACGCTGCATACTGCTTATGCAGCGGATCGTCTACGGTCGTCTGCGTGCTCTGCGCGTTCTTCCCGTAGTCCGGGTTCGGCAGGCCGTACTTGCTCGCGATCTGGATCTGCTCCTGGTTCAGCGTGATTCTCCCGCCGCGATAGGCGGAGGGAGCCTGCTGCGTGCCGGCTCCCTGTCCGCTGCGGATGCTCTCTGCAATCCGCTTTTGTTCCTCTGTCAGAGTGATTCGTCCCATGCTGCCCTCCGTTACCGCTGCCGTAGATACGTCGCGCCGTAGTATTCCAGATACGCCTTGAACGTATTGGACTCCAGCGCATTGTAGCCCTTGCTGTTGAGGTAGTTGTCCAGCGTCCGGCTGTCCAGATATACATTCGGGTTCTTTGCCCGGTACGCCTGCGCCGCTTTTGCAAGCGTGTTGTTCTTCTTGTCGCTCAGCTTTGAAGATGAACTGCTTCTCCCACCGCCGCCTCCGCCGCCGGATTTCTTCGCCGCGGCCTGCTCCGCCGCCAGCGCCTGCAGGTAGGCTGCGTTCTCGTTGTTTGCCTTCTGCGCCCAGTAGTCGAGCATCGTCGCCCACTGGCTCTGGTCCAGCGACCGTTCCGAGTTGTACGCGCTCCGCGCATCCGAAAGATCCGAATAATAATCGCTGACCGTATCCCGGTACCTGCCGTAGTCTGTATCTTCCCGGCCCTTCACGAGACTGTACTGGTTATAAAGGTCCGTCCCCTCATCCTGATACCGCTGATATGCCTGCTGCTGCAGCTGCGGCACGATGTCGTTGAGGTTCTGCAGATACGCGTTGTACGCCTGCTGGCCCACCTGCTCACCGTAGGTCGAGCCATAGCCGCCCGTGAGTGCCGCCGCCTGCCCCATCGTGTCCTGCATGGCAAGCCGCCCGAGACGCTGGTATTGCTCCCTGTACTGCTGGTACAGAGGATCTGTCCCCATGTCATAGCTGAATTTCTTCCGGTTCCGGATCTGGTCATACAGGCTCGTCAGCTCATCGTCCCATCGCGACTGATACGCGCCCGGCTTGCTGGCCTTGACCTGCTCCAGATACGCCTGCGCCGCCTGCACGCTGCCCGACGGCGTGTACCCGCTCTCCAGCCCGTTCAGCTTGCTTCTCGTGTAGTCCGACACGCCGGACATGGTGTAAGGGCTGTTCCTTGTCTGATAGCTGCCGCCGTAGTTCCTCGTCGTCTGGTTCTTGTTCACCAGCTGCGACTGGTAGCTGCCGTCCGCGTTCACGCCCGTGATGCGGTACGTGCCGCCGCCGGTCACGACCTCGTCGCCGGTCGAAAGCCCAGCCGGGGCCCTGCCGCCCGACTCTACTCGATATACGCTCATAGTCTCACCGCCTTAAAGCTTGAAATGTGTCGCGTACTGCTTCGGCATGTACGCCTGGTTGTAGGCATTGAAATACCCCTGATAGTAGCTGTTGTACTTCGCCGCCTCGTTCGCATACTTCGTCGTCTCCCCGTTGGCGTCGCAGATCTTCATCCCCAGATACCAGCGGTAGATCTCATCATACGGCCACGGGATCAGAAGCTGTGTCTCTAAGTCCACGTCCTCCCCATAGCCCGTAAACGGCTCCGGTTCCTTTTCGTGCTCGTGCGTACAGATGATATCCCGATACACGATCCCGTCCAGCTCCGACAGCCACCGGACCTTATCCGGCGTCTCGTACTGGTTCGGCAGTAACCGGTCGACCGTCTCGATCGCTTCCCGAATTTTCATTTTTCCTCCTTACCAAAAGAAGGGGCATTTCTGCCCCTTCCTCTGCTTCCTGCCGTCATGGGCATTCACTTGTCAGTTGTCCGCCTGCGCGCGGCGGAAAGCTTCTTCCTCTGCCATCCGCGCGTTCATCAGGACTTCATACACCGGCAGCGGGACCTGCACGTCCTTGCCCTTCGGCACCATGAACGTCCGGCCGTTCACCGCCACAAAGCGGCTCTGCTCCTCGTTCTCCTGCCCGCGGGGCAGGTAGATCGTCTTCATGACGTTCCACACGTCTTCCGGGTTTGCCTGTACAGCCGCCGCGGCGGTCTCTTTCGTTGCCATGCTATGTGCTCCTTTCTCAGTTGGCCTCGTCCGTGCCGGAGTATGCGCTGCAGCTCTCCACGCGGACCATGCGGTCCTCGTACAGCAGCTTCGCCGCCATCTCGGCCTTGTAGCCGACGGTCGAGAACTGGTTCAGCGGGCCGCCGATCTCGTCCTTGCCCTTGACGATCATCTCAAGATTTCCGCCCTCCGGGTCAATCATCTTGTATGCGTCCTTGCCGAGGAACAGCGTCGCGTACACGCTGTAGTAGACCGCCGTTCCTCCGTCAGTCGCCGCAGTCTTGACCGGGCAGGTCGAGTTGTTGAAGATCTTCGCCTCCGTCGTCTCGACAAACCGGACGCCGTGCAGCTCGCCGATCTCACCCGAGAACAGCGGCGTGACGTCTGCATACTTGTGCGCCTCGACCCAAGCGTCCGAGGACCGCAGGTCGTATGCGACCGACGGATGGATGATGGCGACATACTTGCCGTCGATCTTCGGGGCCTTCATCTTCTTCAGCGTCGTCACGGCCTTGTTGACCTCGTCCGGCGTCAGCTTCGCCGTCAGGTCGAGGCCCGCGCGGCTGGTGACTGCCGTATGCGCGCCGCCCGCTGCGACCTTGTCGCAGTACTGCACGTTCGAGCCTGCCACGACCGCGTCGCGCACGCGCTTGTCGATGGACGTACCGGCGGAAGCGCCGAGCTCTTCGGTCGCACCCAGGATGACGTTATCCAGCGCATGCAGCTCCAGCTGGTCGGAGACCGTCACATACAGGCCGATCTGCTTGATCGCGCCGGTCGTGCTGGTCTGGCCCATCTTCTGGCCGGTCGGGATGACGCCTTCGGTCAGCTCCTCCGCGTCCTTCAGCGTGTTCCACTTGCGCCACTCGACGGTCTTGCCGTGGTTGCGCGGCAGTGCCTGACGGCCTGCCAGCTGCGCATGCACGAGGTTCGGCCGTGCGTTCTCGAGCAGCTGCGTGTCGTAGAACGTCTTCATGGTCGGCGCGAGCGTGTCGTTGCCGCTGAATGCGGTCGTCTGACCGGTGCCTGCGTTTACGTAGTTGCCAGTCGCGTTGACGAGCGTACCGGCGTCAGCAAAAAACTGAAATCCGACTTTGGATTTAAACATGATTTCCTATCTCCTTTCTCAGGGGATCACTCGCTCCCCTCTTGCCGCGCGGCGGCGCATGTCCTCCACCTCCGCGCGTGACCAGTGTGTTTTCATCGGGACGTTCTCTCCGCCCGCAGCGCCGGAGCCGATCTCCTGCGGCCGCGCGCCCTGCGCCTGGATGGTCCGCATGACGTTCTCCCGCGCCTGGTTCGCCACCAGCTGCGCCTGTGCCTGTGCGATCTCCTGCTGGTGGATGACCTCATAGGCCGTCTTCGGCGGAACGCCCGCGCCCATGAGCCGCGCAAAATCCGGGTTCTGCATCTCGGTCTCAAAGTCCGCGCCGTACCGCGCCGTCACATCCCGGGCAAAGTCTGCCTGGATCCCGGCAAAGGCTTCTCGCATCTGGTACTCCTGCAGCTGCCGCCGCATGGCCGTATTCTCGGCCCTGCCGGCGTACTCCTTTTTGAGGGCGTCCGCCGACATGCCCTTTTCCATGGCCTCCGCGCTATAAAGCCGCTCGTCAGCGGAAAAGCGCTGTGCCAGTGCTGCGAAGTCCGTCTTCCGCGGGTCCGACGTGTCGATCCCATAGAGCGCGCCCAGCTGGTCAATGATCGGCGCCATCGCCTCGGCCTGCCCCTTGTACTGGTTCAGCCCGCGCACGCGCTGCTTTACGACCTTCTGCACCGCAGAATCAAAGTCCTGCTTGTAGCGGCCCCGGATCAGACTGTCGAACGTTTCTTCCTGTGTACCCTGTCCCTGAGCGTCGGGGACGTTGACCGGCTGCTGCTGCACCTGCGCCTGTGCGGCTGCCTCCTGCCCGCTCTGCTGACCGGCGACGTCAGCTGCGCCCATGGTCTGAGCGCTTGCGCCCGTGAATTCGCCTTCCATGCTGTAAATTCCTTTCTGGCGTTTATTCTAAAATCATCGTATCACAAACTTTCCCCAACTTCACCCCACGCCGCGGCAGAAATAATCCCGCCAGGACGGGCCGCCGCAAGCGTCGGTTCTTATCCCGGCTGCGTGCTTTCTTCCGACTTTTTGCGCGCATTCTCCACGATCTTCGGCTCCTGCGTCTCGCCTGTGTTGATCTCCGGCTTCTCCGCTGCCGCGGCGCTCGCCTGCGGGACTGCCTGTCCGCCCTCCTGCAGGATCTGCTGCGCCAGCCCCTCACCCATGACCGGATCGTACCGGTCTGCCAACGCCAGCGCCAGCTGCTGC